GACAGAACGCAATGCAAAGAATGACTTTGTTGATGCAACGTTTCATGTATTTGGAGGTGCTGATAATCCAGTGCACCAAGTTATTGAACTATACAAGAGACATAGTAGATGTCAGGTGAATAACATTTGGTCATGCACCGCAGTCGAAGCATCATTTATTAAATATGCTATTAATACATTTCTTGCTACTAAGGTAACATTCTTCAATCAGTTGAAAGATGAGACTGACAGATTCGGTTGTGACTTCGAAACCATTACTGATATCATAAGTCAAGACAAACGTATTGGTAATAGTCATATGCAAGTCCCAGGACCTGATGGTAAACGTGGCTTTGGTGGCGCATGTTTCCCCAAAGATACGAATGCAATGTATAACTTTAGTAATGACTTTGAGTTGTTGAAAAGTGTGTTGACAATCAATGCAGACTATCGTATAATATATGACTTAGATGCACGTGAAAAAGAAATGAATGTAACATTTGGAGAAAAGTAAATGTCAATAATGGATAAACTTAAAAAGAACTCAAAGGTCAAAGGTACTGCTGTACTGAGTAACTCAGAGTTCTTTGGTGAAAAAGAAGTAACACCAATCGACGTACCGATGCTGAACGTAGCATTGTCTGGTCGTCTGGATGGTGGCTTAGTATCTGGTCTAACAGTATTAGCAGGTCCTTCGAAACACTTCAAGACATCGTTTGCACTGAAAATGGCAAGCGCATATTTAAAATCAGATCCCGAAGCAATCATTCTGTTTTATGATTCCGAGTTTGGTTCGCCACAGTCTTACTTCGAAGCATTTGATATTGACTTAGAACGAGTGTTACATACACCGATTACCAATGTCGAAGAGTTAAAGTTTGACTTGATTAGTCAACTCGAAGAACTAGATAAGAAAGATAAAGTTATGATTGTGATTGATTCAATCGGTAACTTGGCATCTAAGAAAGAACTTGAAGATGCAATCAATGAGAAATCTGTTGCTGATATGTCACGAGCAAAAGCACTGAAAGGTTTGTTCCGTATGGCTACTCCGTACTTGACAATGAAGAACATTTCGATGCTTGCAATCAACCACACATATAAAGAGATTGGTTTATTTCCTAAAGATGTTGTTGGTGGCGGTACAGGCATTTATTATTCAGCAGATAATATCTGGATTCTAGGGCGTCGTCAGAATAAGACAGGTCAAGAAATCACAGGTTATGATTTTATTATCAACGTTGAGAAGTCGAGATATGTTAAAGAAAAATCGAAGATCCCTATCTCAGTATCTTGGGATGGTGGTATTGAACGTTATAGCGGTTTGCTTGACGTTGGTCTTGCAGGTGGTTTTGTTGTCAAGCCTAGTAATGGCTGGTACCAAAAAGTGGATACTGACACAGGCGAAGCCGTGGGTACTAAAGCACGTGAGAAAGATACGTTGACAGAAGAGTTTTGGTCTGATATACTATCTAATCAAAAGTTCATCGATTTCGTACAAGCACAATACCAGATTGGTTATAAAGCAGAAGTTGATTTAGATGAAGTTTTAGATTTAGCCCAGGAGTAAGTATGGCTATTCAACAAGTGAGCGAAGGTGTTGACTATGAGTTGACACCCGCAGACGAGTTATCTAACGAGCAGGCATGGAACGTACGTATCCTTGAAGGTGATTATGTCGAGACGGTTATCCGTTTCGGCAACATCGGTGTCGATATTGAGAATGAAGCATTAACATTTAACTTCAGTATCGTATCAACACCCGATGATACACTGACAGAAGATGACGAGCCTTTCCAAGAATATGCTACGTTGATACTTGATAATATATTAGAAAATGCGATATCGCAAGATGCATTAGTTATGGGAAATCCGAATGACGACACCGATTGAGTTAGAACAGATTATTCTTAGAAACTTATTAACGAACGAATCTTTTATGAGAAAGGTTGTTCCGTTTCTTAAGAAAGAATACTTCGAAGGTAATACCAAGTTTGTATTTACTGAGATTACAAAGTTTGTTGGCAAGTATAATAAGTTGCCTACACTCGAAGCATTCAAAATCGAACTAGACCAATCCAACACGCTGAGTGACCAAGCATATCGTGAAGCGGTTGAAATGTTACCAAATATCTTTCATGCGAAAGATGAGAATGAACAATGGTTGTTAGCAACAACCGAAAAGTGGTGTCAGGATCGTGCAGTCTACCTTGCTATCATGGAGTCTATCTCTATCATTGATGGCAAGCACCAAGACTTAAATAAGAATGCACTTCCTGAGATCCTACAGAATGCGCTGTCGGTTACGTTTGACACGAACATAGGTCACGACTACCTTGAGAACGTTACAGAACGTTATGCCTTTTACCATGAGCAGGAAGAGAGAATACCTTTCGATTTAGATTACTTCAATAAAATCACGAAAGGGGGTTTGCCAAATAAGACGTTAAACATCGCATTGGCTGGTACAGGTGTAGGTAAGTCTTTGTTTATGTGTCACGTAGCCGCCAGTGCACTCGCACAAGGGCGCAATGCTCTCTATATTACTATGGAGATGGCAGAAGAACGTATTGCTGAACGTATCGATGCGAACTTATTAAATGTTCCTATTGACCAGTTAGACCACTTATCTGAAGATATGTTTACACAAAAGGTTCATAATATTGCACATAGCACTAAGGGTAAACTTGTCATCAAAGAATACCCTACTGGTCAAGCACACACTGGTCACTTTCGAGCATTGTTAAATGAACTGAAAATGAAGAAGAAGTTTGTTCCAGATATCGTATTTGTTGATTACTTGAATATATGTTCTTCGTCTAGAATGAAAGGTATGGGTGGTTCGATAAACTCATATACATATATTAAAGCGATTGCTGAAGAAATGCGTGGGCTTGCTGTAGAGTTTGATGTGCCTATCGTATCAGCAACACAGACAACACGTTCTGGTTTTGCAAACTCAGATCCAGGTTTAGAAGATACGTCCGAGTCTTTCGGTCTACCTGCTACTGCTGACCTGATGTTTGCATTAATATCAAACGAAGAACTTGAAAGTCTTGGTCAGATTATGGTTAAACAGTTGAAGAATCGTTACAATGATCCAGGTGCGCACAAACGTTTTGTTGTGGGTGTTGATAGGTCTAAGATGCGATTATTTGATGTAGATGAAGCAGACCAGACTTTGATGAATGATAGCAACCCTGTTACTATGAATACATCATCGACGAATGATAAACTAAAATCAATAAAAATATTATCATAGGAGAAGTCTATGGACATGTTACATCATACTATTATCGCATTATTATGTATATTTGTGGCGTATCAAGTTGGTCGTTGGTTTGGCTATAGAAAAGGTGTAGGTGAAGTATGGACAATGCTACTATACGTTTTTGATGCCAAAGAAATAGATGTTAACGAAGAGTTCGAAGTGATTGTGACAAAACATGATGGAAAATCAAAGAAGGTAAACTAATAATGAAAACTGACAAATATAATCGTAACCTTAAAGGTGTAACAGTAGATGTGTATGATGTATTAAAAGCATTTAATGTAACATGCCCTGCTATGCAACACGCCTTAAAGAAAATGTTATGCAGTGGCTTACGTGGTCATAAAGATACTAAGCAAGATAAGTTAGAAGCGATTCAATCTATTGAACGTTCTATCGAGTTAGACAATGTATCCGAAGAGACTGTTGAACAGCACCTATTCGATTATACTAACTGGGTGACATCTGCACATACAGATCCAGTAGGTTATAATCAAGCAGTATTGGATTACTTTAAGGCTAAATCATGAGCAATGATATATTTGATTTTGGCTTCACTGCGGTAACAGAAGACGAACTAGAAGCCGTACAGAAATCAACAGAATCGAAAGATGAACTTGAAACTCGTTTAGATTTGTTGTATAATAGTATATTACCGTTACTTGATAATCTGAAGAAGAATCCAGAGAAAGACTACATTTACTGGCCTAATCGAACAGAGAAAGTTGATTCATTTCAGGACCATATTTACAAAATATATTCTGGAAAAGAGTAATGAATAAGCCTGCATTCAAAGAGGCTGTAAGTGACACTGCTATAGCAACACCTGTAAA